CAATTGCCCCGGCGCATTGACCACCGGCTTGGCGTGATACTTGGCGACGTGGCCGCAATTCGGGCATACCGCGGTGTGGGGTGGCTTGAGGTAGTGACACTGAAAACATTCCTTCGGCAACGCCATCTGTTTCGTGGCCGATAGGGCCGTCTTGCCGTCGTTCAGTTCGTTGTGGATGATGTCGGTGACAAAGCCTAGCCGCAGCGTGGTGTCGGAGTGGTCAATCACGATCAGGTCGGCCTTGCCGTCAACCGCCCTTAGCCCCCGCCCAATGTTCTGCACGTAGCGCATCTCTGACTTGGTCGGCCGAGCGTAGATGATGCAGGAAATCTCAGGCCAATCGACACCCAGGCCGATCACGTCGACATTGCAGACAACCTTGATCTCACCACGCAGCATCCGGCCCCGGATGGCCGACCGCTCGAGCTGCGGTGTATCGCAATCCATGTAGCCGGCCGGGAGACCAGCCGCATCGAATTGCTTGGCAATCTGTTCGGCATGTGCCCGGTTGACCGCAAAGCAGACCGTGGGGCGGTCCTGCGCCAGTTGCTTCCAGCTATCGATGATGTCCGCGACCAGTTTGGTGGGCTTCATGGCTTCATAGAGGTCGCCTTCGTGGTAGTCGCCGGCCACCGTGCGAACGCCCTTTAGATCGGGATGCGCCGGGGCAAAAACACGGAACCTGGAAAGCGTGCCCTGCTCAATCAGGTCGCCGATGGTCGAGGCCAGCACTAACCTCGTGTAGTAGGCACCTAATCCTTTCGTCCAGGGTGTGGCCGATAGGCCGATGATCGGCACATTCTGCCAGGCTGGATCGCGGAACCATTTCTCGTAGAATTTGAACCATTTATGCGCTTCATCCACAATCACGAGGTCGGCCTTCGGCAGTTGTCGGCGCATCAGGGTCTGGACGCTCGCCACCTGAACCGGCTGGCTATGGTCCGTCATCATGTGGGACGCCTGCATAACCCCGACATCGCGGACACCCTGCGCGCTGAGTACCTCTACCGTCTGGTCGACCAGCGACAGCGCCGGGACCGTCATCAGCACCCGCTTGTCCTTGGCCCGAGCCCGTTGCACCAGATCAGCGGCTATCACCGTCTTCCCCATCCCAGTCGGTGCCGCCATTACGATCCGACGCTCGCCGTCCGCTATCGCCTGACGCAATTTGTCGATGGCCGCCGTCTGGTCCGGCCGTAGCGTCTTGGGGGCTTGGCTCATCAGCATGACCCAGAAACACCGATGCGTTGACATCCGCCAGCCAAGCCACCGCCGTCTCCGGGGTTATCATGTTGGCTTTCAGGGCGATGCCGATTTCCTCGATTTCCAGCATGTAAAGGCGAGCCCGCAAGTGGGCTGTCCGAAGGCGAGCCAACATGAAATTGCGATGCTGAGTGAAATCCGGCCATCCGTCGTCCATATCTATTTCACAGAGTTTGTCTGTGGTTCTCCAGCCGTAAGAAAGAAAGAGGAGTATGCCTCTCTTCCCTGCCCCCCTGTCCGACGGTGAGGGAGGGTTCTAGGCAGCACCCCCTTACCCCCATCGAGGCACACGGTTGTGCATGCGTCGTACGCGCAGTAGGGCTGCCGAGTGGGCTGTGGCTGCTGAGGTTGACGGGACCAGGTGGGAAAGCTATTTATGGTCCGTCTAAAGATCGGGTTGCAGCCACCAAGCCCTAATCCGATCTCTGCGCCGTCCGACACAATCGGGCGGCGCAACTCTTTTGTGCTACCGCTGCGTCGCATTGTCAACCCCGCCTGGATTGTACGCCACGCGCGCATGGAATCCGCAGTATGGGCAACCATCGATCGCAGGCGCCCCGCAGAACAGGAACTGCCGGGGTGCAATTTCCTCAAGCGGAAACCGGCACGTCCAGGGCTGCAATTCCATGATCGTGCAGGACCATGCGCGATCCGGCGAGGTCGACGAACGCGGGATCGGCCGCTCGACCAGGATGCGCGATGGCTTGGGCGGCCGCATCCTTGGCACCGGGCGATGCATGCGCGCCTTGCGAACGCTGGGCTTATGCACAGAAATCAATCCGAGCCGGTGCTGCTTTCCTATGACTGAATTCCTGGTAGTCTTGAGGTTTGCTGCAATTTCAGAGGCATAAAGACCATCTGCGGTCAATTGTCGCAGCTGTTCTATGGCTTCGTCGGTCCATGTCATGGCTTACTCCCTGCAGCGTGACGGATTTCGGCGGCGATTTGGTTCACCTTCTCAATTTGGCGATACCGGACCAAGTGCGAGCTGCGCTCATGGTGCCTGCGCTTCGAGGCGATCCGATATTCGATGGTGATGGTTTTGCGCACGAAGTCCGCAACATCCGCCTCTACGTTGTCCCATGTCATCGTCGTTCCCTCGGTGGATACAGATCGGGCCGCAACCATTCGCGCCGCACACCCGTAATGCGCTCGACATCGAGCACGCGCAGCGGCGGCACCTTGCGCCAGCGCCCGACCGCCTGTGACGATATGCCGAGCATCGCGGCGAGAGCGGTGGCGTTGCCGGCGCGCTTGATGGCGCCGCGCAGGGCGAGGTGTGGGTCGGTTTTTCTCATGCACCATTGAAACCACAGGTTTGTGTGTTTGTCAAAATAATTATTGACAGGCTATGAAACCTGTGGTTTCAATGGTGCCATCAAAACGGGAGACGGACATGGACAGCGCATATGAACTCGGATGGCTCGCGGCGGAACGTGGTGTTGCAATGAAGGATTGCCCGTTTCCGTCGCAGGGCGCGCGGGCGATGGTATGGCGCGCCGGCTGGCGTGACGCACACTCAGCAGTGGGGTTGTGACATGACCATCCAGACCTACGGCATCGGCTTCGAGTGCGAATGGTGTGGCGCAGAGAACCTGCCCGAAGCATGGAAACCGTGGACATACCGCTGTGGCTGTGTTGAATGCGCGGATCGGCGCGACCGGAATGTTGAGGAAGCCAAACTGCAAGAGGGAGACAGGACATGAGATCGGAACTGACTGACGCGCTCTCGGCCGCGCTTGCCAAGGCACAAGCGTCGATGAAATCAGCCGTATTCAACCGCATCAATCCACACTTCAAAAACAAGTACGCCGACTTGGCTTCAGTGCTCGACGCCGTGCGCAAACCATTGGCCGACAATGGCCTGTCCATCACGCAGACCACCGAAATCCGCCAGGGTGCCTTCGTGCTGGTGACGACGTTGTGGCATTCAAGCGGCCAGTGGCTATCCTCCGAATATCCGTTGCCAATCGCCGCCAAGCCTCAGGAACTCGGCAGCGCGCTGACCTACGCCCGCCGCTATTCCCTGAGTGCCATTGCTTGCATCGCCGCCGACGAGGACGACGACGCCGAGGGGGCGCGCAAGAATGGCCAGATCGCCAGCACGCCGGACGAGTTCATCATGGAGGATCAGGTCGAGGCACTGACCGCGATGGTGGCCGAGGTCGGCGCGCACATGGGCAAGTTCTGCAAGCACTTGGGAGTGGACGATCTGGAGCATCTGCCGGTCAGCCGCTATGCTGACGCCGTGCGCGCGCTCGAGGCCAAGGGCAAGGCACCACAGGTGAAGCAATGATCGAACAGGGCGCATGGAAACAGGAACGACTTGGCAAGGTTACCGCCTCGCGCATTGCCGACATGATGGCGCGAACGAAAACCGGCTATGGTGCATCCCGCACCAACTACCAAGCCGAGTTGCTGGTCGAACGTCTGACCGGCATTCCGACCGAAGGCTTTACGTCAGCGGCCATGCAATGGGGAACCGAGACGGAACCTCTGGCCCGCGCGGCCTATGAGTTCCTGCGTGATGCTGAGGTGCAATTGGTTGGCTTCGTCCCGCATCCGACCATTGCCATGTCGGGTGCATCACCGGATGGGATGATAGGCGAGGACGGCCTGGTCGAAATCAAGTGTCCGAACAGTGCTACCCATCTGGACACGCTGCTTGGCGGGTCGATACCGTCAAAATACGTCTCGCAAATGCAATGGCAGATGGCCTGTACCGGTCGGGAATGGTGCGACTGGGTGTCGTTTGATCCACGGATGCCGGCCCATATGCAGTTGTTTGTTCGCCGCCTGCCGCGCGACTTTGACATGATCGCGGCAATCGAAAAGGAGGTGGTTGCCTTCCTGCGCGAGTTAGACGACAAGATCGCGGCGTTGAATAAACTCTATGGGCAGCAGGCCGCATGACGCCGATCCTGTTCTATTGGAATGACGACGGGGTGATGGTTCCCCGCGAGCGGTTCCGCAAACTCTGCGACAAGACTTTTGTGGTCGGAGAGACATATCCGCTCGTCGTCGAGGAACCGCGGTCGCGGGCATCGCATAACCAGTTTTTCGCTGCGATCGACGATGGCTGGAAGAACCTACCCGAGAACATCGCGCCTGAGTTCTCGACACCGGACCACCTTCGCAAGCATGCCCTGATCGCGGCCGGCTATTGCGACAAGCGAACGCTGGTCTGCGCATCGAAAGCCGAGGCAGTCCGCACCGCGGCGTTCATTCGCCCGATGGACGAATATGCCGTTATCACGGCGACCCATGCGGTGGTCACCGTCTACACGGCAAAGTCGCAGTCGGTTAAGGCCATGGGACGCAAGCAGTTCCAGGACAGCAAGCAGGCCGTTCTGGAAATCATCGCCGGCATGATAGGCGTTGACGTGGCGCGACTCCTTGGCAATAAGGCGGCGTGATGCGACGCGAGTTCTCGGCCAAGACGAAGGCCCTCGCATTCGCCCGTTCCGGCGGCCGGTGCGAACACCCGGATTGCGGGCTTAAACTCTACACAGCGGGAATTGAGTTCGACCATGAAATTCCTTGCGAGATGGGCGGCGACAATTCTCTTGCTAACTGCCGTGTGCTTTGTCGGCTACATCACATGGAAAAGACCAGCACAGCAGATATTCCAAACATCGCCCGCGCCAAGCGACGCCACCAACGTCATATCGGCATCAAGCGTGGTGGTCGACCGTTGGCCGGATCAAAGCGCAGCGGCTGGCGCAAGCGAATGAACGGGACGGTGGAACGGTGGTGACTCAACGCGACTCCCAATTAGCAGGGTTTCCGCCTTCGCTTTCTGGGTAATCAGACAAATTACCCGCTGGGAGTGGGTGCAACGCCCGCGACATGTCGCATCCGTGAACGATGAACTCAACCTGAGCCCACCAGATTTGCTTCCCGCACTCGCACCAAAGGCAGGGTTGCTTGTCGGACAGTGTGTCCACATTAACCAAGCCGGTATCGTCGCATACGTCACAACGCATGGCCGCTCCCCGTTTCATGGTTTCTGCATGCGGACAAGAGTGCTCACAGCCGCTAAAGCCATCAACCACAATGCGGCAGTCGGGCCATATGCAATCCCGGATATCCATGGGCCGCTCCTATATCGTCACGAGCATTACCAACAGAATTGCGGCAATAGGAACCGCGACTACCATCAGCAGCATGAGTTGGTTTAACGTCACGATGCTCCTATTTAACCAGCATCAGTTTCGGGCCAACGAGCATCAGCGCCGCCCTGACGCATTCGCTGCATATGAAGGCGCGCTTGCCGTCAACCATCTCTGTAACCTCGCGGTCAGACTTGCCGCAAAAATCGCAATAGCAGGTGACGTTCTGCCTTCTGGCGAGCAACTTCACGCCCCACTCCTATTCTGATAACTGCAATTCTGGTACAGTAAGATCGCCGACCCATTCACTCCATGCCGCCGACACCGCGCCACTACCAGGAAACAAATCGTCAAACTCATCCCCAGGCTTGGCATTCAAGCAAGCAAACAACCACCGACAAAACCCTCTCGGTTTCATGCCTGGCACAAAATTTGACGGTTTGTTGACTCTCGGTGGGTTGCTCCCGACAAAATAGTCGCGCTGTGTTTCTTCCTGTTTCGTTCTCCGGCGCCCCCCGCGCATTAACACTGGCTCCCATGCATACGCGAGTGTTTTATCTTTGAAGGCGACAAATGGTTTGCACCACGATAAAATTCTTGAGCCTTCGGGACACATCGGCAAAATCACCCGCAAACTTGTACTAGACGCCGACATGACCCATCCGTCTGGATATTCATCACACAACTTTGCCACTAAATTCCTGTGCGTCTCTGGGTCATCCCAAGTCATCGCATCGGGATGTTGATCGGCGTACCACTTGCCACACCCAAGATATGGCGGGTCTGCATAGGCAAATTTCAACGCCCCGCTCCTATTTCGTTTTGCCGTGTTTTGGACTGCCGAAGTGATGCCAGAGCCAAGCCCGACCGGGCCGTTTTCCGGTCATGGCCTTTATCTTGGTCAACCGCTCGTCGTCGTTATGATAGCGCCGTGACTGCCAGATAGTCTCCATGATCTGCAACTCATGTAGCGTAAAGTTTGCAGGTGGTCGGCCCGCCTTGGGACGCTTCGGAGGTTTGGGCTTCTTGGGCCTCGGTTTAGCCTTCCTGCGATTGTTGGCCTGCGTTTTACGATCTGCCCACCGACAATTTGATGGTGCATAAGGCCCATCGTTATCAATTCGATCAATCGAAAGCTCAGCACTTGGGCGCGGCCCCATATCTTCTAAGAAATTATGAAACCCGGATCGCCATCGCCCGCAGACTTCAATTCCGCGACCGCCATAATAACGATAGCTTATGTTCTTCGGATTGTAGCATCGATCCAGCATGTTCCACCAACATAGATATTCCGGCCGCTTTGCTGCCTCTCGCTGAGCCCTAGGCCAACTGAATTTAGTTGGCAGCCCCTCCTTGACCAGAATCTGTCGCACCCGCTCGCGCGACAAGGCAATAATTGCTGCAATTTCTACTGCTCGCATCTTTGGGTTGTCCGCCCGCAGGGCTAAAATTTTTGATCTCGAATCCATTTCGTCGTAAAATAGGCTTGACACAAGTTTCTGTCAAGAGCATAATGTTTTCACAAACAGGGGAGACGAGAGATGACCGACGTATTTACCGCCCCGAAGGCCCCCCAAGCCATGACACATATCAAAGCCAAGTGTGCCAGATGCAGCGGTGCCGGAACCGTTCCGCACCGCACAGCCCGCGACCAGAACACCTGCTTTTGTTGCGGCGGTCGTGGCTTCATCATGCGCCGCGCTCCCGGCCAGAGAATGACCCACGCGGAAAAGATGGCGCAGTTTAATCAGCGGGTTGCGACCGGCCTGAACCCAATCACGGGCGAGCCGTTGGCCCCAGCGCGAACCTTGTCAGAATAGTCCAGAGCCATGCGAGACCTTGGAGAGCGAGTGGACGCAGCGTCGGAGCGCGCAATCGATGCGCTTCTTCTGTTGGTCGCCGCGAGGACATCTCAAGAATATGACGCACTAAAGGCGCGAGCAATCATAGCATTTCGCAATGCGATTTTTGAAGCCATCAAAGGATGACAGAGAACCCCCGCTATGAGCAGACGAATGATTGCCAGATACGTCGATGACCCGCCCCCGCCAAACTTCGCAAATGTTGAATCTGCGGTTGCCGCCGAACGCGAGCGGTGTGCAAAACTGGCAGAACAGATTGCCGGAGGGGACGACAATAATGACGTGGAAATCTACATCGCCAGAAAAATTGCTGATGCAATTCGCAAACTTGGATAAGTAGGCCCGTCATGAGCGATCCAGACTACACCGCGATGCCAGACCACAAACTTATTGATGAGCTAGGCACCGACGCCATGAAATGGGCGACGGCGTTTTGTCAGATAAAGCGCAAGCAGGGATGGACGTCCGAGGAAATTGACGAGGGGCTTATGGTAGGTTGGTTCGCAAACGCAATTGAAGCAGCCCGTTAGCAGAGAACCCCCATCATGCACCTCAAAGCCAAGCGACCCGTTCTAGTCCCAGAGTTCTACTTTGCCGAGCTTGATAAGCTCTCAAAGGCGGCACTGATGGACATCGCCTGGGACTTGGCAACTCGGTGTTCTGGCGGGGATGATTTGGACGGGCCGAAGGTCATGCAAGAGTTTCGGGACACCGCAGAGATCGTCATGCATTATCGCAAGAACGCCGCCTAGCAGAGAACCCCCGCTATGGGATACCGAACGACGCGCCGTCAGTTGAAACGAAGGCAGGCCGCCATCGCAGCTTGGCCTCGTGAGGCGATGGTCAAGGCCATCCTCGACCGCCACTTCGAGCGCTCCCTCGGCCTGTTCCCCGACGCCGCGGCCAATGAAGCGCAGGCACGCGCCGAGGTGGAGACTTATCGGCCCTATGCCGAGGCTGATGTCGATGCGATCATAGCGGTGCTGGATAGCGCATAAGCAGGCTCATTTGCTCTCATAAGCCTTCCTTTCCACGGTATCTAATCGCTTCTCGATCTGAGTAATCAGTCGCTCGCGCTCGACCCGCCATGCTTCCCATGCCTTCGTGGATAGATAGGCGTCAAGCGTCCGGTTGTTGATCTCGGCCTGGGTTCGCCAGCGGTCATCGATGGAACTCTTGAACTCGTTGAACTGGAACTGCGTTGGGAACTGTGCGCGCCGATCCAGCAACTCATCCCGGATCGACTTGACGGTTTCCTTGATTTCCTGTTCGCGCTTCGCCAATTCGTTAGCCAACACTTCCGCCCTTGTTGACGCGAGCGCTCGCGACAGCACAATATCCTCTTTCAGCGTAGCCAATTGATTGTTTATCAGCGCGCCCGCTAGACTGGCCAAAGCCAAAAAAAACGCTAGTGCGGAGAAAATATGCGTCGCAGTGAATTCTATGCCTCTATTGGGCTGGTCCGCCATTGCGTGACCCCAATACGCACAAACGCATTATCCGCCTCGCTTCTCTTGAATGACGTTTGGCACCGACGGCGCGGCCGTTCTTCCGGTGGCAGAACTCACCACCGGAACGTCTTTCACTTCGGCGGCGGCGTTCGAGACAGCCACCGTGCGGAATCGCACGTACAAGCCCCACGCCACCGAGCCGAAAGCAATGGCCAAGCCGGAAGCCTCTATGATTCCGTCCGCCAGTGGTGCGACGCTTTCAAGCGGGATTTTGCCTCTACCGGCAAGATATCCGCCGCCCAGGATCAGCATGTAGCGGATTGTTTGCCAAATCTGTTCGCTATCACCGCTCATTGGGATGCTCCTTCCAGTAGGCCTCAAGCTCCGCAAACGCCTTGTCGATGTAGGCTGCGATCTTGGCGTCGCTTACCCACATGCCATACCCGGAGGCATCAACCTCCCTCCGGGCAAATCGCAGCATATGGTCGAACTCGCCCTGCGTCAGAATTTCGGGCTTAT